GTTTGCTTTTAGGTTATATTTATATCAAATGGCAGGAATATTCAAAAGCTTAGACAAGTCTGACGTTCGCATAACTCCGTTTAGAACGTATAAGTTGTGGGCTGATACTATTCAAAACAACTTGAGTGGATCAATCTACACGATTTATCAAGCAAACTATAATCCAACACCAGACTACCTTCAAGCCGATCCACTCTTAGACAACTTTGATCAAGGTAATTTTCACTATGAAGCAGGAGAGCCTACTACAGCTAACGGAAAGTACCAAAGAGTGGTCCATCGATCAACAGAACACCTCTACTACAGAGACTTCTACACTAACAATAAGGCATCCTTTGGCAGTGGAAACATAAATTCCCAGTACAGATACTTAGAAGATCAGGCGCAAATCATAAGCATGCCTCAGTCTAAGTTTGGTGAAGCAATACTACCAGGCTCTGTGAAGATGATCGTTAGCTGGTCAATGGTTAGTGGTGGTCTATCTACCCACATAAGTGGCACTTGGATGGTTGAAGATGACTTAAATGGAAACTTAATTATATCAGGAGGTCAGTACTTTTCACCTTACGGACAATATGTAGGAGGTGCTTTTACCAACTACACATCATCTATCACAAAGCAATCTATAGGAGAGTGGCCTATTGATACAATTTATAAGTACGTTGGAGAGGGTGCATTAAGTTATTCTTCGAGCTATAATCGAGGAGCATGGAATGTGCAAACAAATTATTACAATGTATCTTCAGATTTTGTTACAAGTTCAGCGTACGTTACTGGTTCTGAAAAGGGATTCTTAGGAGCAGCATTATTTACCATTGCAATGGTTGTTATGCCAACACAAGCATCAACACACCCTTCAGGAGCTGTATTATTTGCAAAGCATGGTTATGCCGAAGAATTGCGAGTTGATGAGAATGGAAACGTATACTCACAACCAGTGAATAACCAATTCCCATATCGATTAACATTTACTACAGAATCGAAAGTTTCTTTTGAACGAGGTGCTGGTGCTGATGGTATATTTGCTGTTACCAGTAGTACTGTGCTAGCAAACAACGAACTATATTATATCATAGCAGAGAAGTCGGGATCAACAATGACTTTAGAAGTATACGGTTCAGCATCTTACAACACAACTAGCATTGCTTGTCCGTTTTACGATAAGGATTGTGTCAATTTATCAAACATATACATAGGAAACTCATACAAGCAGGATCAGGCATTTAGTGGAATGATCGATAACATTAAAAAGCGCAAATGAGAAAAAGGTTTTAAGGCATACACAAGGAGTGGGTACTACTCAGGTTGGTAATGTGTTTTATAATCACGGAATGATGGCACTAACATCAATCCCTTCTAGGTACACTACAGTACACGAAATAGACACAAGAAGTACTCATACAATTTGGGAAACAGAAGTATCCTGCACAGTTGGACCTGGAGAGTTTACAAGAAGCAATAACCCAACACTACAAGAATACGATCCGGACCAAAATCAATTTGTATTCAAGTCATTTACGACTGGATCCAGCTTTGTTCCATTTGTAACGACAATAGGACTTTATGACGACTACCATCGATTGGTAGCTATTGGAAAGTTAAGTACCCCAATCCAAATGCCAAACAACGTAGATACAACATTCATCGTCAGATTTGATAGATAGCTTATGGCAAGACAAAGGTTTACAAAAAGGCAAGCAGCCAAAAAACATGGTTATAGAAGTGGCCTCGAGGAGGATTTAGATAACACACTCAAATCCCAAGGAATTGATGGCCAATACGAGCAACATAAGGTTGCGTATGCTAAGCCAGCAACTTACCACACATACACTCCAGACTTCCGACTACCCAACGGAATCTTCATTGAAACTAAGGGACGGTTTGTTTTAGCAGATAGGCAAAAGCATATCCTAATTAAACAGCAAAATCCAGACTTAGATATTCGATTTATCTTTCAAAATTCAAAAAACAAAATCAGAAAAGGATCCAAAACAACTTACGCAGATTGGTGTATTAAGTACGGATTTCTCTTTGCAGATAAAGAGATTCCAACTGAATGGTTTGCTTAATCAAACAAAACTTCGTATAGTATTTGCATGACAGTAAGTGTACTACAAGCAAAAGGAGTGTTGGATGGTTTTCTAGGACCTAGTACGTCTCACAAGAATAGTGAGCATAGCTACTCGTGTCCATTTTGTAATCACTACAAGAAAAAACTTCAAGTTAACCTAACAACACAAAAGTGGCATTGTTGGGTTTGTGATGCACGAGGTCAGACGATAACATCGCTACTTCGCAAAAGTAATGCACCATACGAACTCATTAAGAAGGCAAAAGACCTATACGGAGATACAAGCTCATCATCTACCGTGCCAATTAACACAAGAGAGCTAGTAGGTCTTCCAGAAGGATATAAGCCACTATACATTAACCACAATACACCGGATTACCGTAACGCATTGCACTATGCAATGAAAGATCGAGGTTTAACAGCCGTTGACATTTTACGATACCAAATTGGATATTGCGAGGAAGGACCCTACGCTGGTATGCTAATTGTACCAAGTTACAACCAAGACAATCAGCTTAACTACTACGTAGGAAGAAGCTACTATCACGGATCAACGGTAAAACATAAGAATCCACCCGTATCAAAGGATGTAATAGGTTTTGAAAACCAAATTAATTGGAGAGAGCCGGTAGTAATAGTGGAGGGAGCGTTTGATGCAATTGCAACAAAGAGAAATGCAATTCCGTTGTTTGGTAAGAAAATTATGACTACATTAAGAAGTCGAATACTCACTGAGAAAGTGAAACAAATATACCTAGCACTAGATGCTGATGCTTTTGCTGACAGTGTAAAGGAGATTGAATACTTTATGAATAACGGAGTTGAAGTTTCTATTATAAACCTTCCTGGCAAAGATCCAAGTGAGATTGGCTATGCTGGGATGGTTGAAGCTATTTCAAGCGCTAAAAGAGTAGATTTTTTTGATCTAATCAAATTTAAGATGTTACTATGATAAACAAAGTAAAAAGTTCGCTAAAGTCAGTTGATTATATATTCCACATTGCAGATGTGCATTTGCGGAACTGGAAGAGGCATAAGGAGTTTAAGGAGGTTTTTGATCATATGTTCGCTCAGGTAGAGCAACTGCCACCAAACTCTATAGTAACAGTTGGTGGTGATATCGTTCACGCAAAAACCGACATGAGTCCCGAACTTATTGAGATGGTGTCGTACTTGTTTAATGGCTTGGCAGATCGAGTGCCTACTATAGTAATCACTGGAAACCATGATGCAAACCTAAACAATCAGCATCGACTAGATGCACTCACACCAATCGTCAAGAGTATCAATCACCCTAACCTATTCTACCTACGCAACTCAGGTTTGTATGAGATTGGGGATATTGCCGTTAGCGTAATGTCGTTGCTTGATGAGCCGGAAAAGTATATAACTTATGACAAAATCCCATCACCAGAAAAGTACAAAAAGCTAGTAGCATTGTACCATGGAACAATAGCCAATAGTAGTGTTGATAGTGGCTTAGTGTTATCTCACGGATTAGACTGGAGCACCTTTGCAGGCTTCGATGTTGTCCCATTAGGAGACATTCATAAGCGTCAAATACTAAGTGAAAGCAATCCAGCAATCTTCTATCCAGGATCACTAGTTCAGCAAAACTTTGGAGAGGCATTTGAGGGTCACGGGTATGCTTTGATTGACTTGACTAAGAAAGAAGTGGAGTACGAGTTCCATGACATTCCCAATGATTACGGCTACTACACACTAGATATAGACGGAGGAGTGCTACCAAGCAAGTTACCACTCACTTCTAAGACAAACCTACGCGTAAGAACAGTCAACACAGATCCAGCACAACTCAAACGTGTTCTAGCAACAATAAGAAAAGACTATAGAATCCGAGATGTTATTGTCCAAAAGCTCGATAAGAACAGCATAAATGGTAACTCTAACATACTAGAGGATACACTTAATCAAGGAGACGTGCGAAGTGTCGCTTACCAGAATCAACTATTAACAGAGTACCTATCAGCGCAGAACATAGATGATGAGACTTTAGCCAAAGTTCTAGATATTAACACAAAGCTAAACCAGGAAATCAACCTACCGGAGACAGCTCGCAACGTGGTGTGGAAACCGAAGAAGTTTCAGTTTAGTAATATGTTTTCTTACGGAGAAGACAATGTGATAGACTTTGGAACAAAGCAAGGTACTTGCGGTCTTTTCGCTCCAAACCATGCTGGTAAGTCAGCAGTACTAGACGCTTTATGCTTTTGCTTGTTTGATCAATCATTCCGAGCAAGTAAGGCTGAGCAAGTGCTTAATCGTAAGAAAGATTCGTTTGAGTGTCTGTTCAACTTTGAACTAGGAGGCTTGGATTATTTTGTCGAAAAGAAAGCATATCGCTACAAAAGTGGTGCCTTAAAAGGGAAGCTTAGAGTAGATGTGACCTTCTGGATGATCAACTCAGAAGGTGAGAAGGTCTCTCTTAACGGAGAGCAAAGACGAGATACAAATTACGCTATACAATCGTATGTAGGTACATTTGATGACTTCATCTTGACAGCATTATCGCTACAAAGCAATAACTCCAACTTCATTGATAAGACTCAGGGAGAGCGTAAGGACCTACTAGCAAACTTCCTTGACGTCACTATATTTGATTCGCTTTGTGATCTTGCAAATAAGAACAGTAGAAAGACTGTGATCTTAATAGAGGAGTATCAAAAGCAGGATTTCGAAACAAAGCTAGGAGACGCTGAGCGATCTAAAGAATCATACGAAGGCAAGCATGAAGAGGTTGCAACTCAGCTGGAACAAGCTCAGATCGAAATGCAAGAAATCAACGACAAACTACTTGACTATAACAAGCAATTGCAGGATTGTAAGGGTGAGGGGTTGGACTTAGTTAAACTAAACAAACAACTCGAAGACATACAGGAGTTTGTAACTACAATGTCAGATGAAAAGTTGACAAGAAGAAATAAGGAGTCTGACCTAAACGGCCAATATGCACAAATATGTAGTGAAATAGAGGCTGCGCATAGAGCATTTGATGTTAACCTTTACAACGACTATCAGAGCGAGATAGCTGCAAAGATCATGCTTGATAAGGAGTTGGAGACAATGAAGCTTACCATAAAGAATAAGCTAGAAAAGCTGGCAAAACTCAACGAGCATGAGTACGATCCAAACTGTAAGTATTGTGTGTCAAATGTCTTTGTGCAAGATGCAATGAAGACAAAGCAAGAGCTTGAGGACGATAAAAGAACGGTAGCAGAGTTCCTACAGAAGAGGAGCGTTGTAGTTGATTTTATCGAGAAAAATGCCACTATTGAAGGGGAAGCTGATAAGCTTAATGAGTTGCTTAAGAAGAAGGAGGCTTTACACCTAGAACGTACAACAGCTTCTGTAGGACTTGAGAGAGTGAAGTCATCACTAATCAAGGCTGAAAGTGATATGAGAGCGATTAAGGACAGTATAAAGCTGTACCACGACAATGTCACACTACTAGAGAGCAACAAGCGCATACAAGATGAAATTAGCAAGCTCAACAAGGAGAAGAACATCAAAGCTGTCAACCTATCAAAGCTCAACAACTCAGCTAAAGACTACCATGCAAAGGTCCAAGTTGCAGAGCAAACGATACACAACTGCTTGCAGAAGATAGAGCATATGCAACTACTGGTCGATCAGCAAATTGCCTACGACTATTACATCAAAGCAATGCATAAGGATGGTATACCTTACACATTAATTAGCAAGGCAGTTCCGTATATTCAGCAATACACAAACAATATTCTCAACCAGATCATTGACTTCACTGTTGAACTTGAAACGGATGGAAAAAACATAAACGCATACATCTGTTACGATGATGAGAAGTGGCCACTCGAGCTAAGTTCTGGGATGGAGAGGTTCCTATCTTCGATAGCAATTCGAATTGCATTGATTAAGATTACAAACCTACCTAAACCGGACTTCATTGCAATCGACGAAGGGTTGGGTGTATTGGATAGTACTAACCTAAACTCAATGCATACACTGTTTACCCACATGAAAGAGGTGTTCCGATTCAGCTTAATCATATCACACATCGATGTAGTGCGAGACATGGTGGATACTATCCTATCGATAGATAAGAAGGATGAGCTGAGCTACATCTCTTGCTAGAGTATATTTATACTAAATGGCAGTTAACTCAACGTATCGAATACCACAACCTCGTGGATATGATAAGGGAGCCTACTACATACAAGACAGTAGTGAGAGGTCTCCTTTATACTTTGACGTAGTATCCTTTCCTAGGATGTTGGGTGGGGGTCGTAGTGTAATTAC